GACGCACACGACCTACAACCAGCTCGAGATGGTGATCCTCGGCACCAAGCTCTACATCGTCAACGCCGACAACCAGAGCTTTGCCACCGCCGAAGCCTTTGAGGCTTCCGCCAACACCGACCTCCTTTTCGACACCGCAGGCGTGGCCGACACTGCTGAGCAGGTTGCCACTCAGAAGGCGGCAGAAGCTGCGCAAAGCGCGTCGGACGCGCTCGGCTACCTCAACCAGATCACGACCGCCGTTGATGCGTTTGAAGACCCAACCACTGGCTCACTCACGCTCGCGCAAGCAGCAGCCACCTCTGCCACCACGACCAAGTCCCAGATCGACACGATCTACGCCGACATCCAGACCATCGAAGGCAACATCAACGCCAACCTGACCACCTCGGCGAACCAGATCACCTCCGCCAACAACACGCTCAGCTCGGCAAACACGCTGCTCGCCTCAGTCCAGTCCGTCGCCAATCAGAACACCACCGACATCGCCGCCATTCAGACGGCCCAGCAAACGAACACCACGCAGCTCGCCTCCATCCAAACGAGCCAGACTGCGCTCGACGCCTCTGCCACCAGCATCAGCAACACGCAGACGCAGCTCACCACAGACGTGGCCACGAACACGACGAACCTTGCCAGCATCAACTCGACCCTCACCGACGCTGGCTATCTAGCTGTGGAGGCCGCGATCAGCACGAGCATCGCGACCCTCTACAGCAACATCACGGACATTAACGATCTGGCCGACGACTTCGACGACATCGAGACCGTAACGACGATCCCGACCTTTGCGGCCAACATCACCACCCTTGGCCCCCTCAGCAGCCAGATCAGCACGCTCGCCGCCGTATCGAGCGACATCCAAGCAGCAGCGGCCCTCGTTGACCTCGAAGACGTGTTGGTCATCGGCCCGCTCATTCTGACGTAAGGAAAGATCATGCCCTCCACCCTCAGCGCAGTCGTATGGCCCCCGAGCACTGGCCTCGCCACCGGCCAGTTCCACACGATCCACACCGCGCTCAACGGCGCAAACGACAAGAACACGCTCATCACGGGGCTGCGCATCGTCAACGTCGCTGGCGATGGCCTGTCGGTCGAATACGACCTCGAGCTCAACGGCAAGCTGCTCATGAAAGACGCCCACGTCAAAACCCGTGGAGCCGAAGACCTATGCCCCGGCGGGACGACCATGGTGCTCAACAAGGGTAACACTATCCGCATCAAGGTGGGCACCTCCGACGGCATCCACGTCCACCTCGACATCATCGAACGGACCTAAGCATGAGTAGATTTGGCGACAGCGCGAATGGGCCTAGCGTCCTCGACATAAGCAATATCAGCGGTGTCTCTGACGACATCGAAACGCTGGCCGATCACGCGACCGCGATCAGCAACCTTGGTCCTGTCGCAACCGAAATCAGCAACCTCGGCACCACCGCTGTCATCGCCGACATGTCCGCGCTCGGCACTCAAGCCGTCCGTGACGACATGGACGCGCTGGCTGATGTCACCACCGAACTCGGCGTACTCGGCAACGCCACCACGGCTGGCTACATCGCCGCCATCGGCACCTCGACCGTAGGCGCGACGAGCCAACTCACCGTAGACGCACTCGGCCAACTCACCTCCCAGATCAGCCTGCTCGCGTCAAACATCACCACGCTTCAGAACTCGGCCAGCAACAGCCCGATCCAGCTCGGCAATCTCAGCGACGTGGACTTCACGAGCAACTCTCCGAGCCTCGGCGACACCATTGTGTTCACGTCGAACAACAAGTTCGAGGCCCAAGCGCTCCCCGGCGCTGGCCCACTCAGCGGCACGAACCTGACCGAGACCAGCCCCCAGACCGACCAAATCCTCAAGATCAGCGCCGTCAACTCGGGCGTCCCAGAGTACGTCAACGCGACCGTCTCTGCCCTCGTTTACGACGCTGGCTTCGACAACATCACGGAAGTCGCAGCGGCGACCCCAGCCGCCGCAGGCGAGGTCGTCCACTACGATGGCATCTCAGCATGGACCGTTGGCCAACTCGCCTACAGTGAGATCACCGGCACGCCGAACCTCCAACCTGTAGCAACCGGCGGCGCGAGCACCGACCTCTCCGACACTGCCAACCTTGTCTACCAAAGTAGTGGGACCATCACTGGCGACTACGAGATTAGCGGCAACCTTGACATCGCCACGGGGTACGAGCTGCGCGTCGATACAATCGACCCCTACCCAGACGGCGTACCAAGTGACGGGAGCAACCCCGGCACGCTGACCATCCTCGGCAACCTGCAAGTTGACGGCACGACCACGACGATCAACTCGACCACTCTCACGGTAAACGACAAGAGCGTCACGCTATCCACGCCTACTTCCGGCAACACGACCTTTAGCGCTATGAACGGCGCAGGGATCGACGTTGATACAACGGGCATGTCCGCCGTTTGGACGACCAACACCCCCGCAATTACCTACAGCACCACCAGCGGTGGCAATGCCGCAGACGCCCAAACGTGGGACATCAACCGAGGCGTAGTTGCCAAGGGCTGGAGCGACGGCACGAGCTCATACGACGGGCAGCTCACGCTCAACTGTTCCGCCAACTCCCATGGCATCACGATCAAGAGCGCGCCGCACGCCGACAACGCCACTTACGACCTCATCCTTCCAGCCAACGCGCCCGCAGGCGGCAAAGTCCTCGCCCAGAACAGCGGCAACACGCAACTCGAATTCATTGACGTTGTGAAGCCGAACGACAACGTGGCCCTCGGGAATGTTGAGGCTACCAACGTTATCGTGGACGCTGGCGCTAGTGACGCCGCAGTCGAAATCGGTAAAGGACGAACTGCTGCCGGTAATGCCTACTTTGATCTCGTCACAGTCGGCTCAGGTACAAACGCAACGCACGAAGACTATGGATTTCGGATGCTTCGGGGTTCCGGCGAAAATCCGTCATCGCACATTAACCACCGAGGGACCGGCGAGTTACGCTTCCAGACCGAAGATGCTGGCGCAATGCGGTTCAGCACCAACTCGCAGGCAGCGCTGCTGCTGCACGCTAACCAAAAGGTGCAGATGCCGGACTATGGCACGCAAGGCAACACCGGCACCGCTGCGTACTCCCTCGCGGTAGACGCTAGCGGCTACATCATCGAGGAACAGGATGTAAGCGCGACGGCGCTGCCTCAGTTTGCGGCTGTAAACGTCCGCAGTGCGTTTTACCCGACGCTTAGTGTAAAGATGGACGGACAGACTGGAGTAGGTCAGTTTTCGCACAATGGCGCTCACGTTGACATCCGCAATACGGCCACAGACGGCTCCGGTGACATGCGTCTCTTCACGCAAAATACCCAACGAATGACGATCGACTACGATGGTGGTTTACGGCTCCACAACTACACCGGAGCAGGCACCCACATTGGCACCGCTGTGAAGTCCCTCGCGGTCGATAGCTCGGGCAACGTCATCGAGGAGCCACTCGGCGCAACCGTAGGCGTGGCGGCTGCCATGGCCATCGTATTCTAAGGAACTCTCCCAATGACCAACATCGTACAAGTCACAGACATTCAGGGCGAGACCGTAGCAGTCTCTCAGATTGGCCCCGGCACCTCGCCAGCGGCCACTTCAGCGTCTGATGCTGTCGCCGTGCTATCTGGTGCCCAAGCCGCAGGCTCCCCCGCCGTCTACACGACCTACAAGGTCAACTCGCTGCTGATCGCAAACGCGGGCAGCGCCGACGCAACAGTCAGCGTGCAGTTCAACGCCATCACGGTTAGTGGCCCAACGAACAACCGCACGACCTTCGTCCACTCGGTTGTAGTTCCTGCGGGCGCAACGCTCGACGTTCTTTCTGCCCCGGTTTACCTCAACCACAACGGCACCACTCAGGACGTGATCGAAGTGTTCGCCACCGGCGCAGACGTAAACGCGCTGGTATCCTACGAAGCCATCAAGAGCACGACCGCCTAACCCATGCCACGCAAGAACCCATACATCGGCGGCATAATCGGGGCCAGCCCGTTGGCCGCTGCGTTCGACATCACGTTCACGGTTGACGGCGCGGGTGGTGGCAAGCGCCCCGCATCTACTAATGCTGGCGGCGCTGGGGGCAGAACGACAGCCACATTCTCGTCAGCCGCACTTGCAAGCACTTTCAAGATTGTTGTCGGAAGTGGCGGCGTTTCTTACGTTGACAACGCAGGTGTTGGCCTGTCGAGCTACAACACCGCAGCAGCAACAACAACGACCGCAAACAGCACAGTGCTTTATGGCCTACCCGGCAATGGCCCCGCAAGTGGCTATGGCGGCGGCGGCGGCGGTTTCAGCGGCGTGTTTTCCGGCACAACAGTAAGCCACGCTGACGCGCTCGTAATTTCTGGCGGCGGCGGCGGGACAGGGTATCTCAACGCGGGTGGCGCTGGGGGCGGGGGCAACGGCAGCGATCAGGACGGCGCTAATGCCTCAGGATACACGACTGGTTCCGGCGCTGGCGGTAGCACAACAAACAGCCAAGGCGGCGGCGTAAACGGCTTCTCGACAAGCACGACTGGGATTGCTGGGCCGTTCACTGCAAATGATTTCGGTCAAGCCCTCCAAGGCGGAACACCACTCGCCTACAACGTTGCCGGTCCCGGCGGTGGCGCTGGGGGCGGGGGCGGCTATTACGGAGGCGGCTCCGGCTACAACGGCGACGGATCAGGCAACCAAAGCGCCGGGGGTGGTTCAGCGTTTGTTGCCGCAAGTGGCTCTAACGTCAGCGGCACTCGCGGCGGCGGCGGCGCAGGGGCCACTGGCTCGGCTACCGGGTCAGACGGCGAAATTGTCATCACGCTGCCAGCAGGAAAACAACTCACTCTCAGCAACACGACCGGCACGATCAGCGCCAGCGCGAGCGGGAGCACCTACACCATCACCGGCGCTGGTGTCGCCGATGTGACGATAAGCTAGAGGAGGCGCGACAATGGCAAACGAACTACGCACAAGCGGCGTCTTCAACCTCGGCGCGCTCGGCGGTGACGTGGCGGCAAGCGGCGACGCGAATTGGAGCAGTGTCGTACAGCTCTTCGACGGAGCTGCGAGCGGCCCTACGCTTACTGACGCGGCTGGCGCTAACAACGGCACCTTGACCTACAACGCCACCGCAACCGGCGACGCAGACGACGGCGGGGCTATAACGGCGCAGCCAAACGGCACTAGCCTCGTGAAATATGACACAACAGGAGGCTATGTCACGGCGACCGCAGACCCGGACTTTGCCTTTGGCACGGGAGCTTTCACCGTCGAAACGTGGGTCTACGTCACGCAGAACCCGACGAGCGCCTACGGTGATGCCGTGTTCGATACGCGCACTAGCGCTAATGGCGCGGGTATCCTGCTGGCCGTCACCCCGTCCTTGAAGCTGGACTTCTATTCAGGCGGTTGGCGCAGCTCAGCGTCGCCGTCAACACTGGCGCTCAACACTTGGCACCACATTGCACTTAGCCGCGACGCCAACAACAACTGGACTACGTTCGTTGATGGTACGGCGCATTCTGCCTCTACGTTCACCACAACACTGAGCAACAACAACTGCTACTGGGGTGCCGTTTTTGACGATGGCGGCTCCGGTTTGAACACCAATTGGCGCTTCACTGGCTACATGTCGGACATGAGGGTCACTAAAGGCGTCGCCCGTGACATTGCGGCTGACTGGACCGCTGGTGTTTACACTAGCGCACTCCCTCAAGGCGCAGCTGTAGCAGGAGCCACACGACCCACACGGCGGTGGGGCGGCATGACCGGGCGGTCGCTGGTGGAGAGCACGGTGGTTACAGCTCCGTGGACACCCGCAGACATCACTTCGGCCACCGTTGTAGGCTGGTTTGACGGAGAGAACGTCAATGGTGGCACCTCTGGCAACAGCGGCGCTACGTCATGGGTCAACCAAATAAGCGGTCAGAACGACCTGAGTTTCACTGGGTCGCCAACTGTCGGCACAGACAACGTGAGGACGATCAGCGGCTCTTATTTAACTGAAACAGGCACGGCATCGTTCCAGCAAACCGCCGATTGGCGAGTGTTTGTGGCGGCGACCATCAAGGGCGGCTCAGGTCTCGACGCTTACTACCCATTAGTCAACTACATTGCTGGTACAATCGACAGTGGCGGTTACATTTTCTGGAAGGGCGGGACGACCTTTGCCTCGTACCCTAACTACAACAACGCAATGGCATGGGGTAATTTTGACAACTTCACACCGGGTTACAGCAAAACTTTTCAAAACAACCCCGGCGTCTATGATTTCACGGCTTCTACGAGCAGCCCGTGGGAGGTCTCCTTCGATGGTGGGCGCGACATAAAAGCTGGTCCAGCAACCTACACGACGCAGATTGGATCAGGCAGACCTATGATCTTTGGCTGGGGAACTATAAACAGCCGTCGACTGGACGCAGAATATCACCAGATCGTTGTCATACAAGGCACCCTGTCGAGCGGCGACGAAGAAAAACTTTACGGATACCTCGCGCACAAAGCTGGCTCCGCAAGTGACTTGCCTAGCTCAAACTCTTACCAGAGCGCAGCACCCACGAAACCCGTAGCAGGCCCCACCACCCTCGCCACGACCGGCGTGCTCTCACTGCCGGAGCTGTTGCAGGCGAGGTATGGTGCTGCGGCTTCGCTGAGTATCGACGTGCTTGTTGTAGGAGCCGGATCCGCGAGAACATTACTGCTGAGTAGCCAACATTACGCCAGCGGTGGCAACGGTGGCTCGATTGTGCGACGCACTTCGTTTGCTGTAAGTGCAGGCACTACTTATGCAGTCACGGTCGGCACTGGCGCTACTTCTATCAACGGCAACTCCACCGCAACTGAAAGCGTCGGCTCAAACGGCGGGGCTACGAGCTTCGGTGTACTGACTGCTGCTGGTGGTGTAGCGCAACAGGCAAACCACGACGCTCACAGCTACACAGCTAAGACCACGGCGGACATAGATGGCACCGTTACGAGCTATAGTGCAGCGGCTGGAACCGGGAGTTTCGCGGCGGCGTCAGGGTCAGGTGCTGGTGGGTCCGCAACTTCCGGTGCCGCCAGCACGGCTACTGCGGGTGCAGCCTACGTCTATCAAGTCAATGGCACGACTGTGAACGCCGACATTTCGGGCGGAACAAACTGGAACACGTCCTCCAATACTGCCTCTACGGTGACGGGTGGCGTCCCCTTCGGCCACGGCGGAGAAGGCGGTTATAATGTCGCGTGTCCCGGCGGAGACGGCGTTGTTTACGTTGCCTACCCGACAGGGACAGTCAGCTCCTACACATGGTCAGGCTCTGCTGGCGACATCAACGTGGATACAGCCACGGTCTCCGGCTACACCATCCTGCGCTTCACCGGCAACGGTGACTGGACGCCAAGTTGATTGGCCCTCGCTGAGCACTATCAAAGCAAGCTCTAACGCGGACGACAGCCCCACCCGGCCCTTCTACGGTCATGGCTTCCAATAACCCCGGAGTTATATCCATGACTGACACCAAGAATTGGTACGCCTCGAAGACCGTATGGACGGTCCTCGTCATGTTGATGAGCGTTGCAGCCCGCAACCTTGGCATCGACCTTGGCCCCTTCGAGGACGAAATCTCCTCGATGATCCTCGATGTGATCGCACTCGCAGCGGGCGCAATCGCGCTGTGGAGCCGGATCACTGCATCCAAGCGTCTGACCTCCTGACCGGGACGACATTCGTCCCCCCGCCAAAGTAGTCTCGCCACAACCACCAGCGCGAGACTACTATGGCCATCACACGCCCTACCGCCGATCAGCTCACCTTCCGCTCAAGCGCCAACGGCGTCCAGAACCTCGACTACTACCTCGAGGCGGCTGAGCGCGGCGGGCGTACACTCGGCGACCTGCTCTCCGACCTCTTCGACACTTCCGGCCAGTTCGCGAACGACGCCTTCCAGTTCCGCGTCAACTCGAGCACGCGCCAACTCCAAGTGCGCGTTGGCACCTTCACCGACCCCGAAGATAGCTGGGCCGACCTCGCTGGCATCTTCCGCCCGCAGGGCACCTTTATCGCCAATGCCGCCTACTCGGTGATGGACATCGTCGGCGACGGCACCGACCTTTGGATGGTTACGAGTGACATCGCCATCAGCGAGATCGCCAACCTCTCCGACTTTCAGTCCAGCTCGAAGACCTTCAAGATCCTCATCGGCGATGCACAGGGCGCAGCCGCCAGCTACGCCACCCAAGCCGAAGACGCCCGAGACCTCGCCAACACCTATCAGGGCCAAGCACAGACCTACCGCAACGAGGCGCAGTCTTACGCCTCTGGCACACCCAGCGACGGCACTAGCTCCGCCCTCGTCCTGCGCAACGAGGCTCAGGCCGCCCGCGACAGCATCCTCAACAATGCGTCCTTCAACGCCGTGGCAAACGACCTCAACCTCGGCGCATCGAGCAATATCGTTCAGATCGAGCCGTACCTCGATGAGATCAACACCATCATCAATGGCGTTGTCAGTGGGTCCAGCCCAACTCGCTACAACATCGACGACATCAACTCGGTCGCTGCAAACATGCAGAACATCACGACCGTGGTCGGCCTCGACACTCGTATGGCCGACATTCTGACCTTCGAGAGCCAGATCACCACCGTTGGCAACGACCTCGTCGGCAACAACTACATCGCCGCCGTGGCGGGCGTCTCCCAAGAGATCACCACCATTGGCACCGACCTCGCGCTCAACGCCGCGAGCGAGATCCGCAAATTCAACGACGGCCTCTCCGCGACCATCGACGACCTGACCATCAATGGTGTGGCCCGTGGCGCAGTCTACTCGGACAACACCAACCCCGGCGTGTTCGACCTCGAGGAAGGCAACAACTTCGTCTTCGACTACGCCGACTGGCCATCACACAATGGCGTCCTCAGCTTCAAGAACGCGCACAACGCCCGTGAGATGCAGCCGTTCACCATCGCGGTGAGGCAGAGCACTGCCTACAACCCCGGCACCAACCCTGCGGCATCCTTGACCTTCGCAGGCTTCGGCGGTGCAGGCTACGACTTCAAGTACCCTAACGGCGTAGCGCCCACGCTGACAGCTACGCCTCAGAACGCTGACGACATCGTCACCATCGGCGGTTACATCCTCAATCCAGATCCAGACCCCGCCAACCAGACCGCCACCATCATCATCGGACACATGGTCAACGTCTAATGGCTGTTTTTAATCTTCCGGTCATGATCCTCTCTGACCGCACGGCTCCAGTGATCTCCGGCACCTCGGTCGGCAACCCCATCGCCATCGACGAGAACGTCGCACAAGACAGCCTCGTAGCCACCATGATCGACGATGGCACAGCCGTCAGCTACGCCATCGTCCCCGGCAGCAACACCAACGGCGACTTCTCCATCGCCAACAATGGTGACATCACCGTCGTCAACCCGCCCGACTACGAGGCCACGTCCTCCTACAACCTTGAAATCACTGCCACCGACGCACTCGGCAACACCAGTGCGCCGTTTACCGTCACGATCAACATCAACGATCTCGACGAAATTCCACCAGTCGTCACAGTGGTCAGCCAGACTTACAACGCGGTCTTTGAGACCGACAACAACCTGACCATCGCCAGCTTCACGGCCACGGACACGGACAATGGCAACGATGTGACCAGCTCGCTGACCCTGAGCGGCACCCCAAACGCGACCAACTTCGCGCTGAGCTACAACTCGAGCACGCAGCAAATGGACCTCGTGACCGCCAGCTCCGGCCTACTCGGCGGCGGCGTCACAGCCGACCAGACGTTCACGCTGACCGTCTCTGTCACCGACGCAGCAGGCAACACGGGCTCTCAGTCGATCACACTTGTCGTGAAGAACGCTGAGGTGCCTACGATCACGTCGGGCGCAACGTCGATCACTGTGCAGGAAAACTCGGCTGCGGCTGCCGCTGTGCTCTCAACCTACACAGCTACGGGCACGCTTCCGATCACTTGGTCTTTGACGGGGGCCGACAGCAACGACTTCAACATCAACTCGAGCGGCGAGCTGACGTTTTCGCCTCCGGCTGACTACGAGACGCAAACGTCCCACTCCATCAACGCTGTGGCCACAAACCAGTTTGGCTCTGATACCCGCGCCGTCAGCGTTACTGTGACTAACGATCCTTCAGACGATCCGTTCTACTTCACCATCCCGTTCCCGACGAACGCGACCAGTCGGGGCCCTGAATACCGCACGATGTATGCTGACAACAGTTACATCTACTGGATCGGTGAAGACAATCAGCCCGCCAACGGAGGTCATGAGAACCAACTTGTCCGCATTGGTAAGTCCGGTTCGGGGATGAACTTTTACAACGCACTCGCGTCCAGTACCGACAGCGTGGATTGGTCGTTTTGGTCTGGGTCTTACTTCTATGCGAAGGACAACCCCGGATCGTCTGTAAATGGCGACTACCTCCGCCGCTTCTCGAAGACCGGCGGCAGCCAATCCTCGGTCCTGATGAGCAACAACGGCAGCTACGCCGAGGACTATGGTGACGCCGTCGTGAACGACAACGGGAACTACTATGCTTACAGGTCTGGCTTGCAGGTGTGGGGTAAGTTTAGGGTATCAGACGGGCTCGTCACGCAAACGTACTCGGTGAGCTACAGCCACTCCAGCCTCATTGGCGCGGTGGTGATTAACGTCTCCGGCACGAACTATATCTACGCGCTGGACGGCAGTTCAAACTTGATCCGTCGCTACAACGCGCCCTCCGGTTCAGGGACGGCTTTCTCTAACGTCGGCACCAACTCCATATCTTGGCCCACGAGCAACACCAGCGCCTATCGAGGCATCGCCTATGATGGCAGCCACGTCTGGATTTGCCGAGGCGATGAGATTGCCAAGTTCGCCGTGCCTAGCTCTGCTTCGGGGTCATTCTCGCCGTCTCCATAAGGACGACCACCCCAGCGTGCTCCGTTAATGTCCATGCACTAGCCCACAGGAGCCACCCATGGACATCGAAAACCGCGTCGCCACCATCGAGGTGGAGAATAAAGAGATCCGACGCGAGCTTCAGGAATTGAAAGCGGACCACGACGACCTTCGCAAGATGGCCGTGGAGATTGCGACCATAAAGAAGGACATCGAGTTCATCCGCGACGGTCAGAGCCGCATGAACAACAACATAAACCGTGTCGTAGGCGCAGTTGGCTTCGCAATCGTCGCTCAGATCATGGCCTTCCTCCTCAACGGTGGCGCGGCCACCTTCATGCAGTGATCCCCATGCCCCAAACAGTCACCATACCCGCGTTCCAGTTCACCCGCCCACGCCGCTCCGTCAGCCGCGTGTTTATCCACTGCACCGCCAGCTCGCGTCCAGAGCACGACGACATCGACGTGATCCGCGAGTGGCATATCGACCGTGGCTTCGCCGATGTCGGGTATCACGCGATGATACATGAGGACGGCGGCATCAGTTGGGGCCGTAGCCTCGAGAAGATCCCCGCCGCACAGAAGGGCCACAACGATGGCTCCATCGCCATTGCCCTTCACGGCGGGCAGGACGGCGCGAACGACTTCTCGCCCGAGCAGTACCAAGCCCTGCTCAGCCTGTGCGAAGCCATCGACGACCAGTACGAGGACATCACCTTCCATGGCCACTGCGAGGTGGCCAACAAGGCATGTCCCGTCATCGACTACCGCACGCTCCTCAACCTCGGCCCCAAGGGCCACATGCTGCGCGTCCGGCCTCAACTCTCCGATAGCCGCACCATCCGCACGGGCCGCACTGGCATGGCCACCTCCACTGTTGGCGCTGTTGGCCTGTCCGCTGCGACTGCACTCGAGGTCGTGGACAATGCCCGCGAGACCGCATCCGAGGTGGGCGAGCACGCAAACTGGCTCGTCAGCCAACCCTTCTACGTCTGGCTAATCTTTGGCGCGATCATCCTGTTTGCCGCGCACACTCTGTACTTCAGCCGGATGAACTTCTTCCGCAAACAGGACCACGACAAGGGCTACAAGTAATTGAACTCTCGAGAAGCCACGGAGCTGGTTAGGGCGCTCGAAGAACTACGCGACAGCCAAGGATGGAAAGACCTCACTCGGATCATGAAGTCCGAGGCTGTCGAGGCCGCGCTCAAGCTCGGCGACAACCCGAACATGACGGCAAACCAAATGCATTTTTGCCGTGGAGCAATCGCCTCAACTAAGGCGCTGCTCAACCTCCCGGATGCTCGCATCCAACAACTTCACAACGAACTGGCCCTCATGGACGCTACGGCCTCCGCTCAATCGTCTCGCTAAGGCCGGACAAGGAAAAAACAATGGCTAACGACATCGACCGGCTCGCCCAGATGGGCGGCCTCCCCGCACCAGAGCAACCCGCTCCAACTCCAACCGACACCCGCGAAGCTATTGAAGCTGCTGCTGCCCCAAATACCGAGGCAGACAAGGCCCAAGAGCCCGCCGCTGAACCCAGCGAGAACGAACAGATCTCGAAGATGTTCAGCATCAAGACCTCCTCTGGCAAAGAACGCCAACTCACCGAGGAGCAGATCGCCTCAACGCTGGACCGTTACCGCGATCTCAACTTCCGCAACATGCAGAACAAGCCGATCCTCTCAGCCGCAGAGCAACTGATGGCTGAGCGAGGCATGACCCCCGAGCAGATCGGCGAGGCCATGATAGCCGTGGCCAAGGCTCAGGACCGCAACCCCGAGATGGGCCAGCAGTCTCAAGCGCCAAACCAACCCGGCCAAACCGAGAACCCGACCGCCGCCAACAGCCAGATCAGCGACGATATGCTGAAGCGCTGGGAGGAAGAGAACTCGGCCAGCCTGCCACCCGGCTACTCGGACATGCTCCGCAATCAGGCGAACATGGCTGCGCAATTTGGCCAGATGAATGAGATGCTTCCGCAGATCCTTCAGGCTGCACAGGGCGTCACGCAGGCAGCTCAGCGCACTGGCCAAAACCAGAACGCTGACCAAGCACAGATGATGAACCAGCAGCTCGCCATGAACCTCGACCGTGCTCAGAAGGAAGCCAACCTTCCTGACGACGCGGCCAACGACTTCATGACGTTCATCACCGAGCGGGACCACCTACTCGAAGAGCTCGTGGACCCCGACCTCGCTGTTCGGCTCGCCAAGGACTACGCGGCGATCCGCAATCAGCCAGAGATGGAGCAGCTTCGCCGCGCCAACCAGCGCCGCCAAGCCTTCACTGGCTCCATGGGTGGCGTGGCCACGTCCACTCCAGCCGAGCCACAGGCTCCCTCGACCATGGACAGCATGATCGACCAAGCGATGTCCAACCGCTTCGGCCAATAGGGACGACAACCAGTGCGGGCGTATGATTTAGATGCGCCCGTACTGCAATTCCCGGCGCTACGGCCCCATCAGGTAAGGCAGGACTACCCTCGAGACGGACAATCCTCGAGCCGATCCAAAACGTAACAGCCTTAACTAATGGAGTTTATCATGGCTGCAATTCAAGGCATGCGCGGGACCGGCGAGTTCGGAACCGACTTCCGCCCGAAAAACTACCGGGAGCTTTACACCCTCCTCGAGCCCAACGGAAACGCGCCCCTGAACGCAATGCTTGCAATGGGTTCGTCTTCCTCAACCAACGATCCTGAGTACAAGAACTTTCGCGATGCTCTGCCCGAGCGTCGTGTGACCATCGACAGTGGCCTGACCACTGGCGCTGGCGACGACAGCGATGGTTCTTTCTCGGTATCCGGCGATGACCGTAAGTTTATCGTACCGGGCGTCATCCTCGTCGCTGCAACGACCGGCGAAGTCATGCGAGTGACCACGTCTGCCGTAAACAGTGGCGATGACACTCTTCAGGACGTGAATGTTGTGCGTAACGTAGGACTGCCTACTGGCGGTACTGCGCTCTCTATCGCGCACAATGACAGCCTTTTCATCGCTGGCTTTGCAGCGGCGGAAGGCGCGGCAACGCCGACCCCGATCTCGTTCGACGCAAGCGTCGCAACGAACTACACCCAAATCTTCCGTACTGCATTCAGCGTAACCAACACTCTGAACGCGACTTACCTCCGCACGGGTAACAAGGAAGACGAGCAGCGCACCAAAGCGCTGAAGATGCACATGAGCGACATCGAGCGCGCCATGATTTTCGGCAAGAAGACCGAAACTGATGGTGGCACCGCTGCTCCTCTGCGCACCACGGGTGGTCTGATCGAGGCGATTTCCAACGTCAAGGATGCCAAAACTGACTACGCGACCGTAAACGGCAACGGTGTTATCACCGAGGCCGAGTTCGACCTGCTGCTCATCGAAGAAATCTTCAAGTACGGCAGCAACCAGAAGATCGCGTTTGTTGGCCCTCGCGTTGCAAACCTGCTTCAGCAGATCGGCAAAAACCGCTTCCAGCCAACTCAGGTGCAGGGCACCTACGGCGTCAACGTAACTCGTTACCAGACGTTCGCAGGCGACCTGCTGGTTCACCTCCATCCTCAGTTCCGTCAGCTTCCACACATGCGCGACAGCATGCTGGTCGTTGACTTCCCAGACCTCGAGTACCGCTACCTTGACGGTCGTGACACTCAGCTTCTGGAAAACCGCCAGAACAACGACGAAGACCTCGTGAAGCACGAGTACCTGTCCGAGTGTGGCCTCGAGCTGAAGCAGGATCTGACCCACGCCTACATCAAAAACTGGGGCGCTCTCGCCTAATCGGCGGGGACGACACGTCCACTCGCCGAATGGCAGAAAGGGGGCTGTTACATCAGCCCCCTTTTTTGTTGGGAATTAACATGTCTGCCAAATCCACTTTCCGCACCGCAAAAACGAAGGCCAGCGTCAAAGAAACTGAGGACGCTCCGGCCCCCGCACCAGCGCCCAAGCCTGCTGCGAATGTCATTTTCGAAAGTGCCGGTCAGGAAACGCATGAAATCGTGATCGCTGGTATCCGTTCACGACGCATTGCCAACCAAATGCTGCGCTTTACCGTGCCTGCCGACATGGTTGAGCGGTTCAGCAACCACGCTCACTGCACTTCGGGCCGAGTAGTCCGCCGTGGCTAACGACAGCTACAACCCCCAGCTCTCAGCGGCGGTCAACTCGCCACTCGAGACGCTCGCTCGCCAAGCGTTGCGCCGTTACGGCGACAACGCTGCTGGCGTTGTTGAGGCTGAAGCCCTGCTCATGTTCATTGAGCTGGCCAACTTGGTCGTGGACGACTTCCGTATGCATCCATACGGCACGTCACTCGACCACCTGATCGACTACTACCACTCGCTGCAAGATGCTCGGGCGATCCCCGACAACATCATGATCCAAGGGCTGCTCTTCCAGTACAGCCTTCAGCAAGCCAGCGACCGAGCGCAGGTTTACACCGGCCTCTACTACCAGACCCTGAACCGCGAGATGCTCCGCCGTAAGGACGGCGTGAAGAGCTACAGCTTCATTCCAACCGATGGTGGCTCCTCGCCAGACGCTCGCACGTCCGACTTCAATTCGAGCACAGGCGCGCTTATCAATGACGACGAAAGTCAATAGCCGTACCCGTACTCGGTACGTCCCCTACCAGAACTTCACTGGCCTCGACAGCTCGCGTGACCTGTTCAACCAAGACGACGGCGAGCGGCAGGCGCTGCACGTCCTCGAGAACGCCTTTGCGGACTTCCGTGGCCAGATCGTGCGAGATGGCCCAGCCGAGTATCGCTTTGGCTCTCATCCGATCAAGCACGTCATCCACTACGACACCGACACCCTTGTCGCCGTCAGCGAGAAGGGTGACGGCCTGCATCTGGAAAGCGAGCAAGGCTTCAGCTTCGACTTCGTTTACCCGTCCTCCGCCATTGTCACGAGCACGGTCTTCAACCGACAGATCATGCTGACAGCGCGCGGTCTCGCGCCCACTATCTTCGATGGCAACGTCTTCCGTGCCTCCGCAAGCAGCGCTGCCACCGTGGCTTTGCCAGCCTTCTGCACCACTGTGCAGCAGCGCCTGTGCATCGCTGGCCTCGCAGCGAGTGACACGCAGATCATGATCAGCGCGGCCAACTCCATCGACACCTTCTTTGGCGACGAAGAGGTGGACAGCCAAAACCCGCTCCGCTCGGGCAACCTCGACATCGCCAACCTGCTCGGCACTGCTGACAAGATCACGGGCATCAGCTCATTTGAGACTGACAAGCTCTGCATCTTCACCAATGACCGCGCTTTTGTTTACAAACTGGACCCGGACATTACGCTATGGGAGTTGCAAACGGAGGCTTCCGCCACCTATGGATGCGCAAGTCACAACACCATCGCAGAGGCGGGGTCCGACCTGCTGTACTGCTCTCGGTCGGGCATTCATGCGCTCCGTCGAGTGACGGACAACGGACTTCAGATAGCGTCGGTGAACCTGTCCGATCAAATCGACCAGATTTACCGTAGCCTCTTCAACAAAGTCACCGACCCACAGCAAATCACCGCCGTTTGGGATCAGGACGAGGGCCAGTACCACGTCTTCTTCCCCATTGCTGGCACCGGAGATTTCAACCGCCTGACCATGACCATCAACGGCGGAAGCGAGGGCATCCGTACCAGCTTCAGCACGGGTGAGTTCGTCAATGCCACCTGTGGCACCAGCCTTGGCGGCAACCTTGTCTTCGGCACCAAGCGAGGCGTCTATGACATCAACAAAATTGAGAGCAACGAAGGAGCTATGCCCTTCGTGCGCATTGAAACGCCAGTCCTGTGGATGGGAGAGCTCGACGGCACGAAACAAGCCAAGTCCATCACGCTGCAAGCATTCGGTGACGGAGAGCTCACCATCACCGCAATCGACGATCAAAACCGAGACAAGTGGCAGACCACGGTGATGCTGACCGATGAGGACGACGATGGCAGGCGAACTGTGCCACTACAGAGGCAGTATGAGCGCCCCATGTCGATCCGCTTCCGTGGGCTGCGCTTCAAGTTTGAATACAAAGGTACAGGGCTCTTCCGCATTATTGGTTTTGCGGTCGAGCTCGTTTAGGAGTTGCCATGAGCCGCCTGCGCCAACTACGAGCCTACGAGTACGGATCGAGCAGTGCGATCCAGACCGAGTTCGAGAGCATTGTCCGCTATCTCCAGAGCGCTGAGGTCGGTGGCCAAACGCTGTCCGAGACCATCAACAAGATCACCGACGACAACGGCAACCTGCAAAGCAACGTCGAACTGCGCAACGACGCCACCAATGGCATCCAGTACCGTGTTGGCGAGTACACTGACGCCGAGGCAGGCTGGACGACTATCATCTCCGCTGCCGACCTGCGTGGCCCGAGTGGCGTAGCAGTTGGCGAAATCGGTGCGCCGATCTTTAACAGCCGAGTGGACTACACGGTGGTTACTACCCTCAGCGATCCGGTCGATAACACTGAGATCCTCGCAGGTACTGCTGTACTGAACTACTCGCACCTCGAGAGCGACGAGCTGCTCGTGTACCGTGATGGTATCCTGCTGCAAGAGGGCGGCGACTACACCACCGATGAAAATGGCAATGGCGGCACCGGCACCGTAACGCTGACCTCGGCTCACACCACTGCTGACCCCGTTACCACCGCTGATAATTTCACGATCTACAAGGTCCGCTCCACCGCCATCACGAACTTCCGTCGCCTTGATGCGACTAACGACACTGGCGCGGACTTGTCGTTCGTCAGCTTCGACCTCAGCGACAGCACTCAAATCCTCGTCTACGTCTCCGGTATCCTGTACCGAGAGCCAGACGACTACGCCCGTGACCCGATTAACGACCGAGTTGTGTTCACGGCAAACCAGTACATCCCGCAGGGCGCAAACTACAGCATCATCACTGTCGAAGACGCGGACGTACAGACCGTGACCGGCATCATGATGGAGAGCGCCTTCACGGACATCACCACCGGCCTGATCCAGTTCAACAAGCTCGGCATCTCTGACGGGGCCATCACTCAGCCCAAGGTCCAGAACCTTCAGACTGATCTCGCAGCTCGTGCCAAGCTGTTTACCACCACGCCGTCCGCAGCCGATCTGGCGAGCGGCATTGTTGACGACGCCTTCTACAAGCGCACGGTCAACAACGCGACTGAGGTCGTCTACTACGATGGCACGAGCAGCATTGTCCTCAACCCATCCACCAGCCTGCCGACAGCGTCCGATACGGATGTGAACAAGGTCGTCACCGTGGACAGCGCCGGTTCATACGTCCTGTCTCTGGTGGACCTGAGTGGCGTCGTTGAGAACACTGATAAGAACGCAGCAAACGGCGTGGCCGCGCTCGACGACAACGCCAAGATCGTCAAAGACCAGTACGCCATGTCTGGCGACAACAGCCTGCTGAGCAGGTTCTCAGGCTCGCCGCACATTGAGTTCTTTTACGACCCACAGCAGGGCAGCGATCCGCCAACCTCCGCCATAATCCAGCTCGGCGACTACCGTGTAGAGCGGTTCTACGGCCAGAACTTTAAGATCACTGGCTTGGAGATCCGATGCAGCGGTGGCTCTGGCAACATCCGCCTTAAAAAATCCGGTGCGGTTGTGGGCGACACCCACACCGTAGACATCGCTGCTGACCCGAGCGGAGCTGGTCTCGGCGTTCGCCGCGTGTCGCTGGGCTCCGGCTTCATTGGTATGGACAGCCGAGTGAACAGCATCCTGCTGGAAGTGGAAGTCACCCTCTCGACCAACCTGACCGCACTTGAGGTCATCTTCCAAACCGAGCTGTTGGAGAATGCGTAATGAGCAGCTTCCTCAAGCAACTCGGCTTTCAGCAGCGCGGAAACTCCCAGACGAACCCTTCGTCTGGGGTGAGCATCTATCGCGACCGCTCCGGTCAGCAGATGTACTCGGCCCCATGGATGCAGAGCCCACAGGTCTACAACGGTAACTTCGCCAGCCAAGCGGGCCTACGTCCGCCACAGTCCAGCACGCCCTCGACGACCAACAGCTACAGCAACGCGAACAGCGGCATCACTGTAACTGGTGGCAACACTCAGCCAGCCTCGCAGCCCGCACCACAGCCAACTGCCTCTCAGCCCGCCGCCCCCGCATTCGACATGGCGGCGTTTCTTCAGGCGCAGCAGGACGCACAGAACGCCGCCGCAGAGCGCGCCGAGCAGCAGGCTCAGCAGCGCCTTGAGCAAGAATTGCGCGGGCAGGCAGGCATGCTGTCCGGCATGTCGGCTGGCTTTGGCATCAACGACACCTCGCAGATTAACGCTGCCCTTGGTCAGCTCCGTGGCCTACAAGGGCAAGCCGCCGCGTCCGGCGTCTCCCTACCGGACGTGGCGTCCTCCATCTCGCAGCTTGAGGGCCTCCTCTCGCAGCGAACCGCCGAGCAAGGTCGCTACCAAGACTTCGTGAACCAGTTCAACACTGCCGTTCGCCAAGCTGGCAACTATGGCGTCAACGACGTGGACGCGATCAACTCGGCGATGCAGCAGTTCCAAGACTACCAGTCTGGCGCTACCGGCTTCAGCTCGCCACTGAGCGTGGACACCTCGTTCGTGGCCCCTCGTTCGCAATCTGCAATGGATCAGCTCCAGCGCACACTCGACGAGCGTGAGCGTCAACTCGGCGTCGTCTCGGACACCCGTTCCCAACTCGAGGACTTCATCGGCAACTTCGGTGACGCCTACAATGCTGTAGACTTCCGCAACGCCGATCAGATCAGCTCCCTCGAGCGTGGCCTTGACCCGATTACCACCGGCACCATCGACGGCATCGACGTTGATTTCGACTTCTCAGACCTCGCTGGCCGGACCGCTGGGTTCACCGACATGATCGGCAACCTGCGTGAGCGCCGAGGTCGCGAGCTCGACACCTTCGGCGGCGACGTTACCGACTTCTCGACCTCGCTGGGCGGCATCGACGCCGAGGGCGACGACTTCAGCGCCAACCAAGTGTACGGCGCACGCGACGACTATCTTGGCCTCCAGCGTGAGCTCGGCAACTTTGGCTCCGGCGACCGCGTGAACACCTTCCGTGAGCAGCTCTTCGGCCTCGACGAGCAGTACGCTGGCCTGAGCGACGCACTGCGCGACCGTCAAGAGGGCGTAGAGAGCAACGCTCAGGCGTTCGTGGACAGCCTCATGGGTGGCCAGTTCACCGACATCAACCAGCTCTCCGCCGAGGAAGCACGCCTCGCCGAGCTGCGCGCAAACCGTGGTCGGTTCGACGCCTTCCAGTCCGATGACGAGCTCAGCCGAGCTGAGCAGTTCCTTGGTGACACACGAGGCCGCCTGCAAGCTGAAGCCCTTGCGCGTCAGCAGCAGGCAGAGCGCGACCGCATGCTGGGCGGAAACACTGTAATGACGCCAGCGTTCGCGCGTCAGTTCATGAATGACGCCGAGTATCAGGCATTCCTCGCCTCGCTCGAGCAGGCCCGAGAAGGTCAGGACAGCGGCGCACGAGCGACCGCTTTCGCCCGCAGTCTCGGGTTAGCGTAAGGAGACAGCCATGGGTTGGGGTGCAATCATCAGTGCAGGGCTTCAGGCAGCCCCCGCCATTATTGGTGGGTTTAACGCCTTCCGAGAGGGGCGGCGAGCCGAAACTCGTGCCGAACAGGATTACGCTGCCCAGCAGGCCCGCACTCAACAGATTGACGACATGGCCCGTCAGCAGATGCGCCTGTTCGACATGGAGTACGCTGCCCGCGAAGAGCAGCGCGACTACTACCGCAACATGGACGAGATCAACCGCGCCATTCTCCAGAATGAGCGCGACTTCGACATGCAGCGGATGTTGCGCACCGACGCGCAACTCGCCTCCGAGCGCGACTTCTACATCAACCGCCAGATGGACCTCGACCGTGACGCCGCTGCCGAGCGTGCGCGTCAGCTTCAGCAGCTCATCAACAACCAGATGCTGGCTGCCTCCGAGCGGGACGTGGCTCTCGACGAGCTCAAGCGCGCCCAAGAAATTGCCGCTGGCGAGCGCGAGACAGACCTCCG